GCCAGCCAATAGATGCTGTTATCGGCCTTGGCTAGCGTGGCGCCCGCCGCACAGCCGATCTCGATAAACCCGTTTACGTCTCGCTGAAACGGAAAGTCTCCACCCCCGGTGTTGTACCAGAGTTCGATGGAGTGCTCACCAGCCAGCACAACTTGCCTGTGGTCCGTGATAATACCGACCAGCTTATCGGCGGCCCCTTCGGCCGTGGCGAAATACAGTGCGTCGTAGCTCGCGGCGTCTGCAAGGTCGGATGAGAAGAACTGACCGGAATCCCCCTTCCTGAACAGAATGTAATTATCAAGGTCGCAGCACTGAACGCCGTTATCCCAATCCACATCTGAGATCTGGGCAAGAGTGGTCCCGTCATAGGTGTACGCCACCGCCGACTTGTCGCATATCACAAGTTCATTCTGGTTCGCGGCGAAACTCACAACATCAGAACCGGCCACCGTCCCGATCAGCGTTGCAACGTGCCCGCTCGAGATACTGTAGAACCCGGTCCCGCTCACCGCGTAGAGCTGGCCGCCGAACCGCACCAGTCCACGCCCCACGCCCGTACCGACGTTGACGCCAGTCACAATACCAGGCGCCCTCATCAGCGCAGCCGGCGCCTTGCCCTCTGGAGGGGCCGCCTCGGCAAAGCAGTTGACTAGCCGCTCGACCCCTACTGGCTTTGATACATGGGCGTAGGAGTGAACGGGGAGCTTGGTCTGCCCCATCACTCAACCCCGGTCAGGATGTTACCGGAGTCCATCCGGCCCTCACCGAGCGGGATATGCCACATCGGCACCCCGCGAACCTTGGCGTTGATCGCCTCGCGCAAGAGCTTTTCGTACGTCTGCACCGCAAGGATCGCCAGTACAGCGCTAGGCTCCCGCGCGTAGTCCGTGCACAGCCGCGCGGCAAGGTTCGTAACCACCGCCTCGCGTACCGCAGGGTGAAAGTCAATCGTGTCCGTGGTTGAGGCGGAAGGCTTCCAGCCAACGTCAATCCCTTCGCTCTCCCACACCGCAAACATGTCATTCATAACGACCAGGGCATCGCTCCCCTGCTCAGCAGAGGGCGATTCGCTCTCGGCCAGCACGCCGATTTTCTTTAGCGCCCGCGTGATGTAATCGCTATTAGTTGCCATTGGCCACCTTACCGGGCGTCGAAACCGCGAACTTGCGCGCTCGCCCGACTACCTGAACATTCCCACCACGCCGCGCCGTCCACTCGGCCAGATGCTTGATGTAATCGCCTTCCGCATCGTCCATGACCAACACCGCGCCATCTATGCCGGCACAATCAAAGATCCCGCTCCTATCGCTCAACTGGCGCGGGGGACCGTCGCAAACAGCCAGCGTAAAGCGCTCATCCGGCACCTGATCGCGCGCATACCAGCCATCGTGCAGCGGCGCATACCGCATACGTATATTACGTAGTCCGAGACTTTCGGCCGTCCCGGTTATCCTGTCGAACCACTCCTGCGAGTGCTCGAGCGCGTAAATCGTAATCGCCGGATTGGCCGCCGCCATGCACAGCGTAGAGAGCCCGGACCCGCATTCGAGTACCGGCCCCGTTGACCGTCGCGCCAGCAGCACGGCCGTATTGAGCATTGCGGCATCCGCAGCCCACGTATTACCCCACGCGGCTACCATGTCCACAAACGTCTTGGGCGTCTCGATACCAGCGCTAATCTCCGCTATCCCTGCGGCCAATGCGCCCCCATTACCCACCCGCAAGTGATGCCCCAGGCTTCCACTCCACGTCTGCTCCCCAGAGTGGTCAAGGCAAATCTCCGGGTCGATGTATATCTTCCCGCCCGTCTGCCGCCACTTGTGGCAAAACGCATAGTCACCGCCGCGCCGATACCCGTTATGTACCTGGCGCTCGAAGATCAGCGGCAAGTCGCCCCTCTGATCCGCCTTCGGCTTGAACTTGACGGCCTCATCCGATAGCCGCTGCAGTACGTGCCTTCGGATGCGCAAGAACCCTGTGGGCACCCCGTCAACCTCGAGCAACCCGTCCTTATCCGACCACAGTTCTTTCCCGAGATAGCGCACCGGGAAAGCGTCATCGTCCTGTTTCAGCGGATATGTCGCCGCTACAACGTCCCTGTCGTACTGGCACAGCTTTACAAGATCGCGCGCACGCCACGACATGTCCGCATCAAGGAATACAAGGTCGGTGCAGTCCCCCAAGAGGAAATCACGCACCAGCCTATTGCGGGCGTCGTCGACGTGGCAGTCACCCGAAAGAATCGCCAACTCGACGGCAATCCCCGCTTGGGAGAATGCCGCCGAGCTGGCGAATATCGAATGGGCATACCCTGCGCTGGGCCTGTCGTAAACAGGCGTCGCAAGGCATACCCGCTGCACCGCTCCGGACTCAGCCGGCGTATGGTGCAGTACCGCCATCAGACAAAGAGACCGAGGTTCTTCAACGCCGTCCGAATGGCGTCGATATCGGTCTGCAGCGCCGTCGTTGTCGCAGTCGTGGTCGTGGTGTTCGTCACCGACTGCTGCACAACGGGCACCGCCCCAAAGAACCCGACCTTAGCGGACGAGTCCCCAATCTGGCAGCCGTCATCACTGCCGTAGTCCAAACGCTCATAAGTAGCCATATGTCATCCTCTCAAGTGCAGTTGATACGGCAAGCCCACTCCGGACGGAGCACAGCGTACCCGTACAGAATGTCGATACGCATCAGCAACTCATCGTTCCTGATGTCGCTACCCTGCCACACTCGGACAGTGATACCGTCCTGAGTGCGAACCGAGCAGTACGCAGCATCGGCCATCTTCGGCAGATCCGCCGTGACGAACGCGCAGAACTCCTTGTGATAAGCAAGGGCATTCTTGTACGTTGCGCCGGCAGTACCGAAGAACGTCACCACATCGCCGTTGACCGGCAGGTTGCTAACGTTCTGCTTCGCGCCCGTCGAGATATAGCCACCGTTCGTCGGCATCGTCATTGCGGTAGTGCCAGAGGCCGCCGCGACAAACTGCTTGAGGAACGAATAGCTGTTCTTCGTCTCCGGATGCACCGCATAGACCGGCGTACCGCCGAGACCCAGCGTAAACACCGAACCGGCCGTGAAGTTACTACCCGCGATCGTCAGCGCCACGTCGCCCGAGGCAATGGAGGCGTCGTTGATCGTGACCGTGGTGTGATCCGAGCCGTTGGCCAGCGCGAGAATCTTCTCATTCTCGTACCAGTCAAAGCCCGCACCGCGACTGTAGAAGCCCTCGCGGAAGCCTTCCTTCACCTGCGCGCCGTCGTGAAATAGCGTCTTGGTGCCGTTCACAATGGACGCCATCGTGTCCGAGTCGATCTGGATCGAACGGTCGCCTTCCGGGGCGAGGAACTGGTTCAGACGCGCGCGCGCC